CAAGTTGCAAGCTAAGTTCTACAAGAGCACCGTTCTTGCAGAAATCACCAACAACGATTGGGAAGGCGAGATCAAGGGTCAAGGCGATAAAGTCTATATCCGTTCAATCCCCACCATCACCATCCGTTCATACACAAAAGGTATGAACCTGACGAACGAAGTCCCCACATCCACTCCTTTAGAGTTGAACATTGACCAAGGTCAATACTTCTCCGTAGTGTTGGATGACGTTGATGCCGTTCAAGCAGACGTTAAGTTGATGGACATGTTCACCAACGATGCCAGCGAGCAAATGAAGATCACTATCGACACTGATGTGTTGAATGGTGTGAAAGCAGGCGCAGCCGCAGCAAACAAAGGCGCAGCAGCCGGTGCTCTTTCTGGCAACATCAACTTGGGCGCTACCTACGCTACCCGTGCTATTAGCAAGACCAACGTGTTGGACTTGATTTTGGACATGGGTCAGGTGTTGGATGAGCAGAACGTCCCCGAGACTGGTCGTTGGTTGGTCATTCCTTCTTGGATGGCTGCAATGATTAAGAACTCTGACCTGAAGCAAGCGTACTTGACCGGCGACAGCCAGTCTCCCTTGCGTAATGGTAAGTTGGGTATGATCGACCGCTTCACCCTGTACGTCTCCAACAGCCTGCCTACAGCCACCGACTTGGGTTCCGACTCAGCCACCGGCGGTACAGGTACTGCTGCTGACGTTGCTGGTTGGAACATCCTTGCCGGTACACGTGACGCAATCTCCTTTGCTTCACAAATGGCAAACGTCGAGACCATCCGCGCTCAATCCACATTCGGTAACATCGTTCGTGGTTTGAATGTCTACGGCTACAAAGTGACCAAGCCCGAAGCTTTGGTCAATGCACTGGTTTCCAAAGCCTAAGCAGTTGCCGAGGAATTGGGGGAGGCTTCGGCCTCCTCCCTTTTTATGCGATACATCCGCAATATACAAACCAGCAAGCTTCATGCTTACGATAGATCCTTATTTGAGTTTGGATACTTCGTAGAGTATGAGGACGATCCACGAGACCCGCCAAAGAAGACGAAGGACATCACGTTCTACAACTCTGCGTTGGGTATCGGAGATGCTGTTTGCGGAATGTATGCGGCTTGCGGGATAGCAGATCAAGGTTTTAATGTCACGTTCCATACCAGACATGTCGACTGGCTCTCTGCTGTTTCGCATCCTAATGTCAGTGTTTGTCAGGAGTCAGATCTCTTCGCAAATGCAAATCTTGATTACGGCGGACAGCTTAAATCTGGTGTTGTCGGCGGATCAAGGCCAAACTGGTACATCAAAAGCCTCCAGCGTTATTACGAGATCCCTGACTGCACGGCCAAGAGGCCAGCAAATGTGGTCGAGTACCCCAAAATTAAGAAGTTGGCGGTCATCGCCCCCCTCAGTGTTTGGTCAGTCCGGTCGTGGAATGCAGAAAAATGGACAGATCTGTCGAATCTGTTGACAGAATCTGGTTATTCAGTGGTGGTCATAGGCTCCGGCAGGGGTAGAGAGCTTGTCGAGAAGCTTCCTGCGGACAGATTTCTTTGGGATATGCCAATCAAGGAAGTGATTGAGTTGATCGGCAGTGCGACAATCCTGTACGGCAATGACAGTGGCATGGTTCATGTGGCCGGAATGCTCGGAACGCCAGCAGTTGTTGTTCTTGGCCCGACCAACAAAAACTTTGTTTTTGATTGCGGAGAATCTATCGTTGGGATAAGCTCCGACATGCCATGCACTGGATGCTATTGGCAGCGAGATCGAGGTTGGGACGAGCGATGCTCAAAAAACTGCGAGTCTTTGCAGTCAATCAGGCCAGAATCAGTATTCCAGTTGGGAGAATCACATGTTCATGAGAAACAAGCGCACGGGCAGGATAGTGGTCTACGACGAGAAGCTGCTGGAGCTGGGGTACGAGGTGGTCGTAGACGAGCCAAAGCCAAAGAAGCCAACTGACGACGAGGTTTCCGTGCAGGACGAGATCACCATCAAACTGTTTAAAGAGGCCGCATGAAGGCAAAGGACATAAAGCGCGAAGGTGGCAAGCTCGTCTATCGCGGACAAGAGTTTGATGGCTTCAACAAGCCAAAGAATGCCCCTGCTGGCGCAAAGCAAAAGAAGGTCGTTCTTGCCAAGAAAGGCGAAGAAGTGAAGCTTGTTCGCTTTGGTCTGCGCGGGATGGAAGACTTCACCCAACACAAAGACCCTGAGCGCCGCAAGAACTACCTTGCGCGATCAGCAGGCATCAAAAATAAAAGCGGTCAGCCCACCAAGGATGATGTGTTCAGTGCAAATCACTGGGCTAGAAAGGTACTTTGGTAGTATAAATGGCAACATTTCAAAATGTAATGGACGATGCGCGAGTTCTCCTCAATGACGAAACCACTGAGTTGAACCCAATCCCTCGCTATACGGAGACCCAGTTGATGAGCTACGCTCGCTCGGCTCTTATCGAGGCTCGTCGAGTCAGGCCAGATCTGTTTCTGTCAAACCTAACTACGTCTTTCGCAAGCTATACGGCTGCTTCCACGATCCCAATCTCTGACGACTACCTTCTTGCAATGGTCGATTACGTTGTCCACCGCGCCGAGTTGCGGGATGATGAGTTTGCTGTGGACGGTCGGTCTGCCACCCTGTACCAAAAATTTAAGTCTGCACTGCTGGGAATCACATGAAGACACTCGAATCATTCCTGCCAGAGATCCTTCCCGATGTACCCGGATGCCCGTCAGACATGGCTATCCGCGCTCTACGCAACACAATCATTGAGTTCTGCGAGAAGAGCCTGATCCATCAGGACACAATGGACGCGATCACCGTCTTGGAAGGGATAACAGATTACGATCTGGAGCCTCCCAAAAACTACCGTATTCAGAAGATCATGAAGGTTTGGTATCTGGGGCAGGAGCTTGAGGCTTTGGCTCCTGATGGTATTGGTGTGCCGGATGCCTATCGAACCAACATAACTGGCTACAACCCCAGCAGTGGCCCACCCGCCGGATATACCCAGAAGGATGTGGACACCTTCACAATTCTGCCAATTCCGGATCAAAAGTACACAAGCGCCCTTACAATGAGGGTGGCTCTCGTTCCCCTGCGAACAGTGACAGAGGTTGCTGATTTTTTGTTTGAGATCTGGGGCGAGACTCTTGGGTTTGGCGCAAAGGCAAGGCTGATGCTGACACCTGGAAAGCCTTATTCAAACAACGAGGCAGCAAACTTTAATCAGGTTCGCTACATGACAGGATTGAATGACGCTAGACAGAGAGCCTTGCGCGGCAATGTGCGATCTACTTTACAAGTCCAGTTGAGGAAGCCATGACAGACAAAATTAAACTTGTTCAAGGCGACACTCGTCCAGCCATTGTCTGCACGATCACCGATGAGACCACAGGAGATGCGGTCAACATCACTGGAGCCACTGTCGTTTTGAAATTCCGCCCAGTCGGAAGCACGACTCTCCAAGCTACCGTAACGGGAACGGTGACATCTGGCTCTGCTGGACAAGTCGCCTTCTACCCAGCCTCCGCTCCAGCAATGCTGACAGGTGACGCAGGAGATTATGAGGGTGAGATTGAAATCACGTTCAGCGATGGGCAGATTCAAACCGTCTACGATCTTTTGAAATTTAAGATCCGCGAGGACTTCTAATGGTTACGGTCGCGGTTACAAAAATAACCGTCTCGTCAACAGACGTTAAGCTTCGTGCAGCCGTGTCTGTTGTAGATCCAGTTGTTGATGTATCGAGATCAATACCAGTTTCAGAAATATCATATATTTATTTGCAGGTTCTTGCCAGCCTAGATAGCACAGGAAGGTTTGCCTTCATAACAGACTCCGCTGTAGTGTCTGATGGTAAGGCTTTTTCTTTTTCTAAGTCATTAGCAGACAGCGCACTGATTACCGATTACGTATTTGAGTCTTTTGAAAAACCACTATCTGATACGGTGACGTTGCTGGATAGCCTAACAAGGACTTTGATTCTAATTAGAAGCTTTGCGGAAACTCAGGGAGTTGATGACGTATTTGCAAAGGTATTTGAAAAATTTGTATACGAGTATGTCACGCCAGAAGATGTAATTGCCAAAAGCTTCTCTAAGCAATTCCAAGATGGGTTTGCGATGAACGACTCATCGGAAGCCACTGACGGAATAACATTTGCATTTGCTCACGCTGTTCAAAACATTGTCACTGCTTCGGATGCAAGCATTCGAGGATTCACAAAAACAAGAACAGATTCTGTTTCCACAAGTGACTCGGGCATTTTGGTGCAGCAAGACTATGTTGACTTAACGTATTTTGCTGAAGACTACGTTGGTGTAGGTTATGTTTTTTAAACGAGGTTAATCATGGTTAATGAAGAAATCAAAATTACGGGTCATGTTGACATTGTGGTCACTGACAAGCATGGGTTTGTCAAAGATACTCGTAGCGTCAAAAACCTTGTCCTGACAGCAGGCAAGGAATTTATTGCTTCAAGTATGCTGAAGACAACCACCAACAGTCCTGTTGCGATGAGTCACATGGCTATTGGATCTGGAACCACTGCGGCTGCGATTGGCGATACAGGCATGGAAAGCCAGCTTGGTCGTGTGGCTCTTGCAAGTGCAGCATCTTCCGGCGCTGTTGTTACCTACACAGCTTCATTCCCTGCTGGCACTGGCACTGGCGCGGTAACAGAGGCTGGCATTTTGAATAACAGCACTGGCGGAACAATGCTTTGTCGAACCGTCTTCTCTGTTGTCAATAAGGGTTCAGACGATGCAATGTCTGTCACTTGGACTGTAACCGTAAGCTAATCACATGGCCGCAATTACAACTCGCTCGGGCAAGGGTTCTCCGCTAACCAATGCGGAGATGGATGCCAACCTAACCAGTCTCAATGAGTCGCAGACTGTCATGGGCGAGCCTATGGGCCATGCCGATAAAACACAGTCAACGATTTCGTTTGATGCGGGTACACGCACATTCACGATTACCCCTGTTGGCGCGAACTTTGTTGTCTGGTGTAAGGGCGAGAAGTACACCTACACAACAGCACAGACAGTTGTTATTCCAGACACTGCTGGCCTTCATTACATTTACTTCAGCTCGTCTGGCGTGTTGTCAACAAAGATGTCATTCTTCACGTGGGATGAAGATGCGCCAACATCTTATGTTTATTGGAACGCAACAAACAACGAGGCTGTTTACTTTGCCGATGAACGTCATGGTGTTACTCTTGACTGGCAAACACACGAGTACCTTCACAGAACTCGCGGCGCAGCAATAGCAAATGGATTTGCAGCCAGTGGATACACCTTGTCTGGGGACGGAAGTGCAGATGCAGATGCACAGATAACGATAGAAGGCGGCACGTTCTTTGACGAGGACATGCAGATTGACATTGTTTCGTCCAACACTCCAACAGCAAATACATTTGAGCAAGATCTCAACAGCCCAGCTCGCATACCAATTCTGTATCTTGAAGGAAGTGAGTGGAGAATCACATCTCCAACCGACTATCCCGTTAAGCAGGGAACAGCTAGGCCACAGTACAACCTGTTTATTGGCGGTGTTTGGACTCTTGTTGATGTAGCCAATACAGACTTCACGTGTACATGGATTCTTGCAACCAACAACCTTAACTATCCGGTAGTTGGAGTAATCAGCCAATCAAATCTGTCCACGCTAAACAATGCAGAAGCTGCCGTGTTTGAGGATTTGGACTTGCCAGGATTCCCATCTGTTGAGTTCAGGCCGCTGTACAAGCTTATATTCCAGTCTAACAGCCCCTATTCAAATACTCCCCACGCAAGATTAAGGGGCATCACGGACATCAGAAGTATCTCTTCTGTTGGAGTGGCTGCGGCTCTTGTCACAGATCATGGGAACTTGTCTGGGTTAACAGATGATGACCACCCACAGTATCTGTCCACATCAGATGCTCGATCTGGAGTTGCTTCTGCTGTTA